ACAACCATTTGCTCACCGGTCGCCTGATCAATGAACCCTTGGAATGCTCGCGCCGTTTCTTCAGCGTTGGAGCCGGTATAGACAGGCTTCCAGCTTCCATCTGGCTGGCGCTCGATAATCTGGTTGCCGACTTGGCGGATGTTGGCCGTGTCAGGCTTCGGCGTCCCCGGCTGGAGCTGCACCAGCCCGCCGCTCGTCTTGTCGCCACGCGAAATGCCACCATCCGGCCCTTGCAGGAACTGATAGTCTGGCCCCGGAGGCTTCTCAGGCGCTATGCCTAGCTGGGCGGAGAATGCTGCGATCTGTCCGTCCATGGCCTGATCCGAGAACATCTCAGGCTTCAGCTGCATCTGGCGAATGTCTGCCCCGGTGAGTTCCTGCACCATGTCAGCGTGGTCTATTGCCCACTGCATCCGCTGTTCCATCGGAAGCGCGCGCTGCTGCTGCATGAGCGCGAGCGTCTGCTTGGCCTTCTCGGCTCCGTCCGCTTTCCGCTGGTCGCGGTTCTGCTGCCATTGCTGAGGGGCAAAGCCGCGCATGAAGCCATCAAGCGCCATGCCGATGCCCTGCAGCAGCGCGTTCTTCGGCGGCTTGGCTGGAGCATACGGGCTAGGCCCCGCGCTCATCTGCGGCGCAGGCGCCATCGATTTCAGCGCATTGCCTGCCGCCCCACCCGCTGGAATGGGCGAGATGTTCGGCATGGCAGCAGCAGCCATCGGAATGGACAGAGCGTTGGCCATCAACCCCACCAGTTATTCGATTTGCCGTAGTCGTTGACCGCACCAAGCGCGCCGGAAATGCCGTTCGCATAGCCCTGATAGGCGCCAGCCAGAGCGTTGCCCTTGGCCTGTCCTGCCAGGATCATGTTGTTCCCCGCGTTCGCGCCGTACTGCCCGGCCGCGCTGCCGATCTGCGAGCTGGCCGTCTGGTTCATGCCCGCCATGGCGCGAAGGCCGTTCGTATAGTCGTTGAACGCGCCGCCCATACGGGCCTTGCCGCGCTCGTCCAGCGCCTTGCTCTGTGCGCCGGACAGAAGCTTGCCGCCGCGCGCAAAGGCTCCGTTGATTTCCGGCGTGTCGACGCCACGGAAGCCGCTGATCGCCATCTGGCCATAGGGCGAGGCCGTGAACTCCTCCATCGGGCTCAGCAGCTTGTTGCCGCCAGTCATGGCCTCTTGCTGCGTCCCGCCGACCGGCATCGTGGATTGATCAGAAGCGAAGTTCGGGTTCTTGCTCGTGACCTCTTTCAGGTATTCCATGTTGGCCGCCCAGCTGGGCTTGCCATTCAGAACGCCGCCGTTCGCGTGCCAGTAGGCGTAGGCATCGCGGTTGCCGTTGAACAGCGCCTGCACGTCCGGCTTGGCCCATTCCGCCTCAAGGCCGGGGCTCTTCATATAGGCTTCGTAATCGTAGCCTGCGGGGGCCTGCGTTGCGACTGTCTGCCAGTTATCACCGCCCTTGCGGATCAGCCCGCCAATCAGCCCGCCCTCCAAGCCGTAGTTTCCACCGCCGCCACTGTGACCAGCGACAGGCTGTCCTGCGCCGAGGTTGGCGCTCAGCATGTTTCCGGTCGTGCTGAGCCCGTAATTGTTCCCGCCCATGAAGGCCTGGTTGTAGTTCTGCGGGGCAATGCCATAGATCGCCGCCAGCTTGTTCGCTGCCGCGCCGCCCGTGAGATAGGCAGGCTTCGCAAGGCCGCGCTGGTCGTAGTAAATCTGGCGCTGAAGCTCGGTTGCATCCTTGGCCGCATTGGCGGTGGCATCACCGCCGGCCTTGGCGCCTTGGCCTGACAGGTAGCCGCCTGCGAGGCTGGCAACAGCAGGTAAAATTAAGTCCCACACGAACTATTCTCCTGCCGATGGTGCTTGAGTCAGCCACGCCCAGTTTCGTCCGCACTTGATGCGCGAAACATTTTCGCGCGAGCATCCATGCTCAATCGCAATCTCCCGTTGTGGGCGATTGTCGTTGTAGATTGAGCGGACCTGCTCGTTTGAAAGAATCGCCAAATGCTGCTGCTCGCCGCGAATGAGCGTGCCGTGTTTAATCTTGTCGGCGTGGTTTTGGCGGACCGTTGCCCACCTGAGATGCCGGGGATTTACACAACCTCTTACGCCACACGAATGCGCAGCGTTCGCATTTGAAAAGGGCGGTTCGCCGTGGACGAGCCGCGTCATCTCGCGATGTGCATTGGCGTAGGTTTTACCAACGCGAATATTGCCATATCCCGTTGCGCCAATAGCGAATGGCCACATAAGGCATTCGTCTCCAGAATGCGCCGTATGCTCTTCAAGCCACGCCATCGGCGCACCGTGCTTTGATTTAAAAGCCATGTACCCTCAAGAAATCTCAGAAGCCAAAACGCCAACCGTCACCGAGCACGTCGCGGCCAGTGAATCCGTCACCGTGCAGCGATAGGTGGCTGACTTGTCCTGCCCGGCCGCCGTGATGTTGACCGTGAATGTCGTCGTCGCGCTGGTCGGGCTGTTGATCGAAAACGTGTCGCCGGAATCCAGCGTCCATGCGTAGGTATAAGGTCCGGTCCCGCCCACAGGCGTTACCGTCACGCTGGTCGTGGTGACGTTGCCGGGTCCGCTTCTGGCTCCAGAGGCCAGCGGGCGGTTGACTGTCGCATAAAAACTTGGCGACCCGCCGGCCCCCGATACCGCGTCCGTTGCCGCCTGCGCTGCTGCATCCGCCGTTGCCTGCGCTGCCGCCGCATCAGCCCGCGCCTGCGCAACACCGCTGTTCACCGAGCCGATACGCCCGCCTTCACCGACCAGATAGCGATACCAGGGCTGATTGATCTGGCCGGTCTTTGGGTCCACGAACGGAACCGTGATCGGCGGAACCTTCGGCGCGGCGACCGGATCAGCCATTGACCAGCGCCTCGCAGGACACCGCCAGAAGCTGTGCCACCGTTCCCTCGCCCATCGTGTCCGAGACCGTCACAACCGCGCCTTCCGTATGCGGCTGGCTCTTGAGATAGGGCGTCAGCTTCTCGCCTGACTTGTCGATCATCAGCGTCGGATAGGACGCCATCACGCGCCGCGCCGCCGCCAGCTGCTTGTTGTTCATCCGAGGTGATCCTCGTTGACGATCACGCCGAGAAACGCTGTCCGCACCGGGTCGGACTTGCGGAAGTGGAATACGATGCCCTGATCTTTCGCCCGGCCGCGCCGGCGCCAGATCGTGCGCTTGTCATAGACGCCCTGCGCGCCAATCTTGCGGGAGCGCCACGAGGTCCACGTATTGCCGCCATCCTTGCTCTGCCGCATCTCCACGACAGGATCAGACCCCTGCCCGGTGGAAATGCCGACGCCCTTGGCGCATTCCAGCTTCACCGTCTTGATCGCCATCCGCCCGGACTGCGATGGCAGGAACGATGTAAACTCCCGCTGCATCTCCGTGCCCATGGTTGAGACGTTCGCCATGCTCTCGGAGGTATAATCGCGGCTCAGTTCATCGAACTGGCCGGTTGCATCCGCCACGAACACGCGGTCAGCCGCCGTCACCATGTCGGTGTAGCGCCAGGTATCCGAGTTGAGCGTTCCCCGCGTGTGCCAGAGCTGGGTCAGGCTGTCATAGACAACGCAGCCATCCGACGTGCGCCAGCCGCAGAAGATATGGCCCCGGTCCTGATAGGTGAACCCGATGATGTCCGCCGATCCTGCGCCTGCCAGAAGGTCGGCAACCCACGGCTCCGAGACGATGGACGACGCCCCGGAACCCAACCTGCGGACGTTATAGGCCTCATCCACGAACAGCAGCGTGTTGTCCGCCCTGACGATGCCATCGCGACATGCACAGCCCACCTGCTGCGTCATGCCGGGCTGGAGCGAGAATGGATCGTCTGCATCGCCAGTCTGCGACCATGCCTCGATGGTCTTCGTGCCGAACAGGTAGAGGACTTCCCCAACTACCCGAGCCGCCACCAGCGCATCAGACGAGCTTTCCGCCGTGTAATAGCTCAGCGCGTTCGTGGAGTTCATTGCCAGAACGTCTGTGTAGCAGAACCGGCTGCCGTAAGTGAGGATGCCGCGCTGCCCGAGCGTCGCGACACTGGTAAACCCACTCTGCTCATGATCCGTCAGCAGGTCGGTAAAGCCGGTGTTCACATCGCTGTCAGTGTAGGCAACCGTCGTATTGGCCGCGTTGAGCGCTGTCGTGCCGAACGTGAAAGCCCCGTCCGATTTGGTCGCCGTCACATAGCCGATGCGGATATGCGCAACCGCCACCGCAGGGACGCCCGCACGCGCAAGAGCCGCAGAGGCATAGCCCGTGGCGTTCCCTGTCGCCTCTACCGCCGTAATTGTCCCAGCCGTATCGATGTCCAGCGCCACGGCGCCATAAAGGCCCAGCGGGATCACATCGTTACCGGGCGCCGTACCTGCAACCACAGCCGTCTTGCTGTAGGTCGTGCCGTTGATCGAATAGTCAAACGCGCCTGTCGCCACGTTGGC